AACTTCCAATTTCTTTCCGGTCAAGCAAGTGGCAAAATATTGCACTAAGCTTTGAGTCGTTTCAGCTAATTCGTCTTCATCGATGTTAATTTCCGGTCTCTCGAAAGCCTTCAGCGTAGTGTAAACGGGCATATATCCATTGGCTCGCGGATCTCTTGCGGCGAGAATGGCTGGCTCTCCCTCAGACTCAATGCATCTGGGTGCTTGCATAACTTTACGCAGCTTTGTGCCTCTGTTCGGATTCGGCGGGTAAATGCTCTTTCCAACGATTGGGAAACCGGTTACGGGACAATTCCCTTCAGCAGCAACAACTCCGTCCCTAGGGGTCCAGCACTGCAATGGAGGTCCTTCCCTGGTAACGGCCAACCTGGCGACAACTGTCAACAACTTTTCCTTAGTTATAACTGAGGCATACATCCTCGTCTTTGTGGCCGCACGATGGACTCCGATGATCTTCCCGGAAACATGTGGTGAGAGTAGTGAAAGGGCCGAGCCGCAATCTCCTTCCTGTGTGTAGGCTGAGTCGGCCAAAGCGCCAACTAAGTATGATGAATACTCCAGGCCATGCTCACCGAATTTACCATTCCTGAGGGCATGTATTTGACCCTTTATTCTGGCACTATATGTCTGCATAACCAAGGAATTCATGACAGGGGTTGGGATGGTCAACAAGGCAACCTGGTCGGTGCCATCAGCAAGAGCGGTGGTGAGCTCTTTCACACTGAGGAAATTACCGGTGATGTCGCGGAAAGCCTGATGCTTCTTGTCAACAATCTCGTATAATGCAACATCAGCCTGAACGTCAGACCAAACCTTTCTAGCGGGATACAACTGGGTTCCGCCAGCAATCAACTTCTTAACCAGAACATGGTCTACGGAATGCGCAACCGACAGAACAAAGTTACCCTTAACGCCCAGCCCCCTAACCAATGGAATCTGCGTGGCAGGGTCCACGAGAACAACAGATGCTGGTAGAATAGAGCTCCTGTTGAAATTTAATCCAGTTGGGTCGATGGAAGCCTCAACTTTAGGGATCTCGGGGAAAGAACTAGCAGGGGTAGTAAACGTCTTCGCAATGCTCAAAAATGTATTGAACCAAGTTGGTGGCTTCTGTTTTCGCAAGACCTGCCAATTCTCATATCGCATGGCCAATGCCCAAGTTTCGCAATTTGAAGCGTCAATGTGGTAGGGGAATGGAGTGAAAGCAAACTTCTTCAGGTGGTCAAAAGAAGAACGAACTCGCAACTTCTCCTCTGCGAGAAAATCATCTCTGTTTGCCAAAATCCACTTTTCGCACTGAATGGGGTCAACTGCAACAATTCCACTCAGTGACGCGTTCTTTGCACTCTGCACGTGGTAAACGGCAAGTCCATCTCCATTAGGTTCAGGGCCTACAATACCATAGTGTTCATACGTGTTGCCAAGCAAAGTTCGCCTCACCATTACAACATCTCCAGCCTCAAAAACAGTGGCGGATTCAACATGTAGCAGAGAAACAGCGTCGAAGGAGGTCAAATCTCTGCGTATGAACATAACAGCCCATTTCAGTTGGTTAGTCTTAACGTAAGTGTACAACGAGCACTTAATACTAGCAACTCTTCCCTCAAAACCGTAATATCCGTGCTGGTCAACGAATGCATAATATGAGTCAAATCCTGGGGGGCAAGTGAGGCTCTTCACGATGTCCATGTTCCCGTCTTTGTTGGTATATAGGAACACTGAGCCATTTTGGAAGCTTT